GTCTCAAGGAAAAAGGTAAACAAGGTGGTGTCATGATCACTTTACCTAAAAAAGATTTGGTAGATTTAAATACAAGTATCACTGCAGAAAAACTAATGCGAAACGGCATAGATCCAAACTCAATTACAAGTGTAAATCAAGTTGAAAACATAATTAATCAAATAAACAAACCTAGAGTTATTTCTCAAGGCGATCCTGAGTTCTCAGGTATCATGGGTAGGTTGACAGGTAGTAACGTTATCAAACGTGATTTTGGAAAACCTTTCAAAGAAGAAATAAAAAAGATGGAATCAGAAGCTGAGATTGCTGAAAGATTAACAAAAGGAAATAAACAATCTGTACAAAAATTAAAAATGCAAAAGATGCTTGATGATGCAATAGAAGATGCATCACCAGGTTTTGCAAACGACATAAAAGTTGATGCAGATCTTGTTGCAGAAAACTTAGCGGAAAGAATGGGTAAAGTATACGATGATCTTCCCACAAAAGAAAGATTAGATCTTTACGATCAAGCATACACAGGTTTATCAAAACAAAGATTTAAGGGTATGAGAAAACCAGATGATGATCCAGAAGATCTGGCAACAGGAGGTCGTGCAGGATTTAAGATGGGTAGACGTGCTTTCTTAAAAGCTTTGGGCGCGGGAGTGACAGGACTTGGTGCACTTAAAACAGGGATCTTTTCTGGTTTTGGTAAAGAAGGAACAAAACAAGTTACAAAAGAAATTGTAAAGACTCCGCCAGTTGCTGGTAAACCAGAATGGTTTGATAGTTTGGTCAACAAAGTAATTACACAAGGTGATGATGTAACTAAAAAATTATCTGTTCAAGATCGTCAAGTTGTTCACAATCTTAAAATAGACGATGTGGATGACGTTACAGTTTATAGAAATTTAGATGATGGTCAGATTAGAGTATCTTACGATTCACCTAACAACATGGGTGAGCAACCTGTAGAGTTAGTTTTTAAACCAGGAATGGCTGACGAAGTTACTAAGGGTAAACCAGCCGATGAGTTCTATGCAGTAGAGGCAGAACCAAGAGGTGTTAGAACAGGACCAGATGATTTTGATATAGAGTTTGACGGAGAAAATTTAGCTAGTAATGTTGATGAATTAATATCTGACACAAGTAAATTAAAACAAGTTGCAACAGATAAAAAACCTACAATGGAAGAATTTGTAATATCTAAAAATAAAAAAGATAAAACTAGAGCAATAAACGAAGATCAAGTAGAACAAGCCGAATACCTAGAAACTAAATACGGACCTGGCCCTGAAGGCCCAGAAGACTTTGCATCAGGTGGTATTGCTAGAATGTTAGGTGAGTAATGTCAGACATACAAGAAAAAATCTTAGAGTTAATGGATCTCTTTGACGATGATGAAGTTACAACTGCTGATAAAATAAACAGACCTGAACCTAAACAATCAGTCAAAGAAATAGAATTATTTAACGAGTTTAACATACGTAATCCTTTAGCAGGTGGTGGTATGTTAGTGCAACCAAGTGCTGATGGTCGTAGACCGGGGTATAGTATAGCATCAGAGAAAGTAATTAATTTTGCAAAACAATTCAAAGAAAAAAATGGAGACCTTCCTACTCAACAAGAAATAATGAAAGGAACCGGTGCTGGATCAAGCACTATAAAAAGACATTTAAAAGAAGGAGTTGATTTTAAAAAAGTTTTATCACCAGGAGAAACTAGTGCAATAGCAGGAAAAAAATCAGGAGAAAAAAAGAAAATTGAATCTGGAGTTATAGCCCCTGATGATAAGGAAGGATTAAAAAAATTACAAACTAAAGTAAATAAATTAAATAGAGTTAATAATCTTAAAAATAAAGGTATAAAGTTTAATATTGTAAAAACTCAAGCAGGCAACTTTACAACTGAATTATCTTATTTAGCAGATGCTTATAGAAAAAAATTAAACAAAACTAAATCACAGGGACCATTAAAGAATCTTATAGAAGAGTTTAATAAATTTAGAAAAACAGATCTATTTAAAAATTATGATTTAGGAACTGTTATGAGAGAGGCTGGAATTAAATCGGGTCAAACTCAATTAAAAAATTTAGGTTCAAAGAAAAAAGAAATTTTTGATTATTTATTACAAAATAAAAATTCAACAATGGAAGATTTAGCAAAAAATTTTAAATTAAAAGAGGGTGTTGTTAGAAGAAGTTTACAGGGACTTTACACTGATATATATAAAAAATATGCTGGGGAGGGAGCTGCTTACATAGGAAATGTAACAGAACAAAGTCTACGATCAGTTCATGATTCTATAAAAAATACCAAAGTTCCATTAAAAGATAGAGTTAGGAATTTGGTTATTGATGCTTATAAAGGAGATAAAAATTTAAAACCTCTTTTGGATAAATTAGATCAATTTTATGCGTTACAAAATGAAATTAAAAAAACACCGTATGGTAAATTTTTTGCAGCAAATTTAGATCACCCAGTTCCTTTAAATTTTATACGACAATTAGATGAAGGAGCAGATCCATTTAATTTAATTAGAGTAAGACCAATTCCTGAATTTTTAAATCAAAGAGCATTTAAATCACAGTTTGATAGAGTTTTAGGCACAGCTTATAGAACAGGAAATAAAAAAGCATTAGAAGCGATTGTAAATTTACAATCCTACTTACCACAAGAATTTGGAGGGATTACACCTGATGGTAAAATAATAGATTACGGAGCAAAACCTTTTTCTTTAAAAACTGATTTAAATCAACAAAGTTTTGGCGACGTTTATAAAAGAGTTTTTGAATTTATAAAAAATCCAGAGTTACAAGAAACTTTTAAAGAATCAAAAGTTTCATTTAAAAATTTATTATCTCAAGAAAAAAATATAATGAAACAATCACAATCTTTTAATGCATTATTAGAAAAACTTGGTTGTGGTAAATCAGCAGGCGGTAGAATTTTAAAAAGCACCGGTGGTCCAACTAAATGTGCACTTGCAGGTAAACAAAAATTAGAAAATATAATTTTAAAAGGCGGTGCAAAGGGAAAAGAATTAGATCTTGCAAAAACAATTTTAAGAGCAGGTGGTGGTGTAAAAAGCATGTTGTCACTAAGAGGTGCACTTGGTCCTGCAGCGCTGGCATTTACAGCTGCAACAGAAGCAGGGTTAGTTGGTTATGATATGTTAGCAAAAGGTCAAACGTTTAGAGAAGCTGTTGGTGATAGTTTATTTAATTATGCTTTAGGTGATAAAACTAAAATAGATCCTAGATCAGAGCGATATAAAAGTTATCAAGCAGCAGGAGTGGATCAAAATACATTAGGTAAAATTGCTGCTTTTGAAAATACAATGGATGAAGTGCAATACCTACAACAAGAATTTGATAAAGAAGGTAGATTAGCAGATTCTATTTTAAGTGGCCGAGGTAGAGGTAGAATGAGTGATGCAATGCAACAAAAACAAGCTCAAGCTTATTTTGATCAAAGAGATAGTAATAGATCGTTATTACAAGATTTACAAAGAACACAATCAAGAGATAGAATGGATGATGCTCTAGATCCTGTAGTTCCTTTTATGATAGCTGATGCCGATGCAAAAAGAAAAGCATTTCAATTAACACAACCAAGAACAAAAGCTTTTGGAGATTTTATGGATGTGGTTTTCCCTAGTGGATTTTTTAGTGATACGACTTTTCAAGAGGATAGAGACAGAGCTGTAAATTATATGCCAAATGTGCAAGAATATAGAAGAGGAAATCAATTTCAATTTTCAGATGGTGGTTTATCAGGTGGTGATAAGTCAGGACCACCACCAGAATCTGGACCTACACCTCATGGGTTGCCAGGCATATTAAAACGTGTTAAGAATACATAGGAGTAATAAATGGCAGAAATAGATAAAGGACTCCCGAATACTCGTACTAAACTTGATATCCCTTCTGATGAGGAGATACAAGAAATTACGGTTCAGGAAGAACAACCAGAAAAAGGTCCAGTAGAAGTAATACCAGAAGAAGATGGTGGTGCAACGATCGACTTTGAACCAGGTGCAATCAACATACCTGGAACAGAAAATCATTTTGATAATTTAGCAGATATTTTACCTGACGATGTTTTAGAACCTACTGGAAATGAAATGGTTCAGAATTATATGGACTACAAAGGTTCAAGAAAAGAATGGGAACAATCTTACATACAGGGTTTAGATCTTTTAGGATTTAAATATGAAAACAGAACTGAACCCTTTCAAGGTGCTTCAGGTGCAACACACCCTGTGATGGCAGAAGCAGTCACACAGTTTCAAGCACAAGCATACAAAGAATTATTACCTGCAGACGGACCAGTAAGAACACAAATTGTTGGTCTTAAAAATCCACAAACTGAACAACAGTCACAACGTGTAAAAGATTTCATGAATTATTTAATTATGGATCAAATGAAAGAATATGAAGCAGAGTTTGACTCTATGTTATTTCATTTACCATTAGCTGGTTCTACTTTTAAAAAGGTATACTTTGATGTAACACTCGGAAGAGCAGTATCAAAATTTGTACCAGCGGATGAATTAATCGTTCCGTATACGGCTACCTCATTAGACGATGCGGAAGCGGTTATTCATGTTGTTAAGATTTCTGAAAACGAATTAAGAAAACAACAAGTTAGCGGTTTCTACAGAGATGTTGAGTTAGGCCCTCCAGGCACTGACACAAACAATGAACTTGCTAAAAAAGAACGTGACCTTGAGGGAAGTAAAAAAACAGGTAAGAACGAACCTGTATATACTTTGTTAGAGTGTCATGTAAACTTGGACCTAGAAGGTTTTGAAGATCAAGGATCAGATGGACCTACAGGAATAAAATTACCTTACATCGTAACAGTCGAGGAAGGTAGTAGATCAGTTCTTTCTATTAGAAGGAACTATGCGCCCGATGATCTAAAGAAAAGTAAAATCCAATATTTCGTCCATTTCAAATTTCTGCCAGGACTTGGATTTTATGGCTTTGGACTCATTCACATGATTGGCGGATTGAGCCGTACGGCAACGGCGGCTCTCCGTCAATTATTAGATGCAGGCACATTATCAAATCTACCAGCTGGATTTAAACAAAGAGGTGTAAGAGTTAGAGATGAAGCAGCTCCAATACAACCAGGTGAATTTAAAGATGTAGATGCACCAGGTGGTAATTTAAGAGAAGCATTCTTTCCATTACCATACAAAGAGCCATCACAAACATTATTAAACTTACTTGGTATTGTAGTGCAAGCAGGACAAAGATTTGCAGCTATTGCTGATATGCAAGTGGGTGATGGTAATCAAGGTGCAGCTGTAGGAACTACAATTGCTCTATTAGAACGTGGTTCAAGAGTTATGTCTGCAATACACAAAAGATGTTATGCAGCTATGAAAAACGAATTTAAATTATTATCAAAAGTAGTATCACAATATCTACCACCAGAGTATCCATACGATGTTGTGGGTGGTGCAAGAAATGTGAAGCAAGCAGATTTTGATGACAGAATAGATATTGTGCCTGTTGCAGATCCAAATATATTTTCTATGTCGCAAAGAATTACACTTGCACAAACACAATTACAAATAGCATCATCAAATCCACAGATGCACAACATGTATCAAGTTTATAGAACTATGTATGAAGCAATTGGTGTAAAAAATATTGATGCAGTATTACCAGCACCAGCACCAAACGCTCCAATGGACCCAAGTATGGAACATATTAATGCGATGGCAGGTAAACCGTTCCAAGCTTTTCCTGGTCAAGATCACAGAGCTCACATAACTGCGCATTTAAATTTTATGTCAACCAACATGGTTAGAAATAATCCTGCGATTATGGCTGCAATACAAAAAAATATACTTGAACACATATCAATAATGGCTCAAGAGCAAGTCCAATTGGAGTTTAGAGAGCAAATGCAACAAATGATGATGCTTCAACAACAAGCAGCAATGGATCCAATGGCCCAACAACAACTTCAACAAGTAACAAATCAAATAGAATCACGAAAAGCAGTATTGATTGCTGAAATGACAGAGGAATATATGAAAGAGGAGAAAGAAATTACCTCTCAATTTGACTCTGACCCGTTATTAAAACTAAAATCACGTGAAGTTGACCTTAGAGCAATGGAAAATGAACGTAGAAAAAATGCTGATAAAGCAAATCAAGACCTAAACAGAGCAAAATTAATGCAAGCACAAGAAATAGCAGAAGATAAAATGGAACAAAACGAAGATTTAGCTAAATTACGTGCTGGAGTAAGTCTTGCAAAGACTGGTGTGCAACAAGCAGCCATAAAAATAGACGATTAATATGCCATTAAATAAAAAAGGTAAAAAAATTATGAAATCTATGAAGAAACAGTATGGTAAAAAGAAGGGTG